CCGGACGCATAATAGCGATTAGGTCTGACAGCTCTTCGATGTTTCTTGGTTTAGCTTGCTTTGCTAGAGATCTTCCAAGCTGAGACTCAAGCTGAAAGACACCTTTCGTATTTCCTTCGCATATTAAGTCCCAAGTTTTAGGGCAGTCCATATTCATTTTTGTTATGTCAGTGCCGAAGATAATCCTACCTTCATCGTCTTGTTCAAACTGACATCCGCAATCTAGATTTATCATTTGCTAAACGCACCTTTAAATTTACTTACACTTGCTTGTTTTCTATGAAACTTTAAAAACTTAACCATCAGTTTAGCTTCGTCAATTGTATCTGATAGAGCTTCGTGTGCTTGAGCACTTGCCTTTAATCCAAAGAAGTCCCTAAAAGTATCAAGCTTCATACTGTTGGGCTCATCTAGATTTTCAAACCAAGTAAAAAGAATATCCATCATATCAATTTTTGTGACTGTGGATAGAGGCATCTTAGTCTTGTGTTTTTCTGATAACCTTTTTAGAATAGGTAGATCAAAGCCAATGATATTGTATCCAGCAGGGATAGGTTCAGTGTACCATTGTCCCGGCCTCTTATCTACCTCATACTTAGAACAATAAGACATAAAGTTCTTCCAAGCAACTTTCTCAGTCTGCCCATTCTTCCAATCCTCTATGATGTCTTCCGATTCAACACCTCTTGTTTTAGCATGCCAAGCGATTGTGTCTTGACGAGCCTTTGTAAAGTACTCCTCGTCATCAATACCGTCTGGCTTGATTGTGACCCTAAAAGCCTGTGCCTCTTTGATCTCTAATGTTCTGGGATCAACAGGGACAGCCGCAAGCTCAACAGGATTACAACTATACGGATCAGTCCCATCGGTTTCTAGGTCAAACACTATAATCCATCTATTGTTTATCATCTTCTTTTTCTTCCCAATCTATTTCAGCGCTACATTCAGAGCATCGTTTTTGATACTCATCTACAACTTTACCACAAACTTCACAGTATTTCCATACTACCATATTATACTTGTACCTTATAAGTATTCTTTATAATTTCTGGCATTTCCATAATCTTATCTAGCATTTTAATTCCCAAAACGTCTAGCTTAAGAAGTCCAGCATCTTCGCATGATGGTCCTTCAAAGCCTGCTAGTTGCCCTTTTCCCTCTTTGTCTATGACCATTGGGCAAACATCATATATCGGCTGAGGAGATACTACAACGCCAGCTGCATGCTTAGATTGAATAATCTTCGTGTCTTCCAACCTAATTGCTTGCTCAAAGATCTTAGCAAACTTACCTTGCAAATTGCCATTATCATCTACATAACACCACTCTTTGAGTTTGTCCTTCTTGTTCTCAAGAGCCCAAGTTATCACAGATGCAGTTCCTAGCTCATCCTTCATGTCCTGTAACTCATCCGAAATTTTTGCTTCATCTAGAATATGAGACGTTATAGCATTCTGCTCACTAAAACCAATGTTTCCTCTAGCTGCCATAACTCTTTTTAGTGCAGCACGACCCTTGAGNGTTTGGAATGTAACAATCTGAGCTACATTGTCTTCACCATACTTTTGCTTGATGTAGTCTATAATATCATTTCTTGATTGTTTAGGTACGTCAATATCAATATCAGGCATTGATACTCTTCCGCCAGCATTACGTCCAGCATTATAGAATCTTTCANAGATTAAGTCATGCGGCATTGGATCAATCTTTGTAATGTCCATAAGGTAAGAAACCATACATCCAGCAGCACTACCTCTTCCCGGCCCTGTGAGATATCCTCTTGACTCAGCATACTTTAAGATATCCCTAACAATTAAGAAGTAACTTGACAGGTTAGCTTCAGTAAAAACTTTAATTTCTTTATTGACTCTATCTCCATACTCACTAAATAGAGAACCCTTTTCGACATGGCTCATCTTGCTAGACCATCCTTCTCTACACAGCTCCCTTAGATAATCATTCGGAGACATACCGTTCGGACAAGCAAATACCGGCGGATTTGGAGGTCCTAGAATGTCGTACTGTGTACACATGTTAGCTATGTCGATTGTGTGCTGTAGTTCCTCCTCAGTGTGGAACTCTCTCATGTCTTCATAGCTAGGAATGTGATAGTTGTTTGAATTAAAGAATGTTCCTAGAGAACGAGACTTGCCCTGCTTAAGCTCAGATTGAACTTGTCCGATGCTCTTTCTCATAGATGTACATAGTAACACTCTCTGGTCATGGGCATCTTCACGTCTACAGTAGTGCGCATCTGGCGTTGCTACACAAGGAATTTTAGTAAGATTAGAAATTTCCCTTAGCTTTTGGGCAACTTCTTTTGCTTTTTCATTTATAAGAGAGTCTATCAACTGGATTTCTATATAGAAATTGCCCTTGCCAAATGCGTCTTGCAGCCTTTCTGCTTCTCTGATTCCATCACTTTGCCAGTTTGGGTTATCTACCACAGCGTTTGCGAGACGAGACCCTAGATGACCACTGAATGAGACGAGAGAGCCATCTGCTTTTGATGCAAGCTCCATGAAGTAATCGACGCCAACTCTAGGCTTATGATAAAAGTGGTCTACCTTGTTGGATATTGATACCATCGAAAGTAGGTTCTTCCATCCCTTCAAATCTTTTGCGATAACAACTTGGTGTGCAAGCTTCGAGTTATCTGGCTCTTTGATCGTCGCATCTCTATTGCTGACATAGAACTCACATCCAAGGATTGGCTTGAAGCCGTTGGATATGGTCTTATGGAAGTCAATCGCTCCGCTTACCGTACCGTGATCTGTCAATGCACAAGCATCAACTTCTATCTCTTCTAGTCTCTTTGCAATATGTTTTGTTTGTGACAGTCCATCTAAAAGTGAATATTCGCTATGGACATGTAGCGGCACGTATTTCATCTTGTCAATTCCCAAATGGTATCGTATAGTTCTCTTATAGGTAAATTATACATGTTAACATGAGTCTTGAAGCTATTTGTTTTATCTATTCTCCCACTTTCCCAGAGAGAAGCTCTTTCCCAGTACTCAAAAGATCCCATAAAGCCGCACAACCATATGTTTTTTAGGCCATAGTATTTTTTAGGATGACTTTTGGTGCATCTGTCAAACTCTAAGCTTATAAAGCCATATAGGTCTGGTTTCTGATGCTTGCTTGTTTCGGCTATTGATACATCATAATGTGGTCTCGGAGAGACTGTTCTTCTCTTTGTCTTTACCTCAAGTCTATGTCCACATTCTAGAAGAAGGTCATGATTGTATTTATCCAAGCCCCTATTGTTACTAACGATGTCTGCGTTAACATAAGGAGCTAAAGCCTCTTCTCCTAAGTAGCCGGCTATATTTCCACCGCCTCTAAGTATAGAGTTATTAATAGAGCCTAGAGACATTGCCTTCTCTCTAGCTCTCTCTATCATAGCGTCATCAAAAGGTAGTTTTATCATACTTCGCCGGGAGCCTTATACTTGCCTATTGTGTGATCTGGAGCCATACAGTTCCCTGTTACCCACTCAATACCGTTTTCCTTTATCATTGTTTTTGTTTGTTCGCACTTTGTAAGAGCTGCACCGAACATATTATACATCGGATCTACATGCGTGCCTTCATAGGTGGTCTTGCCAGCAGAACACAGCTTTGAGCATTTCCAAGACTTCCTAAGTTCGGGCATGTTAGTATCTTTTATTTTTTCAAACTTAGCCCTTATCATTTCCAAAGTCTCAGGTATATCGCTATCTTGAAAGTGTAGAGTAAAAGGACCGCCATCATTCATAAAATGAATAGTCACTAAGAAGGTTTCTACATGAGGATATAGCTTCTTACAAGCTAGATGGTACATTCTAAGCTGAGGGTCTTTTTCTAGCTTAGCATGAGTCTTCTCTTTTCCTGTAGCCCAGTCAAGCCTTCTCCCAGTCTTCCAGTCAATTATCTCATAGACTCCATCGCCAACGTCGGTGATTAAGTCAATAGTACCCTTTAGTGCTAGATGGCCTTTCAATATACTTCCATCAGAAAGCTCATACTCGTACTTGGCCCAGTCTTCTTCTATTTCAAAATCAAAGTGCGGCTCAGCTTCCACAACATTTCTATTCTTAGGATCAAAAAAGCCATCGTCATCATCAAATATTTTCCAGACCCATTTCCGGCAATGCTTCAAGTCTAGAGGTTTCCAATCATGATGTGTAGTTCTAGAAGTGTAATATTCATATACTGTATCAATAATTTGATCTAGATATTCTGGGTCGTAGTTAGAAGTTTCTATCTCTCCAATTTCATGATCTTCAAAAACTGCATGACCATCCTGCAGCGCTTTCTTTGCAAGGGCGCACAGCTCAAGAACCTTATGAACAATAGTTCCTTTATCCGCTTTCTTTCCAGAAGCGCCCCTCCAGCCTAAGTTGTACTCCATGTAATATTGCATGGGACACATTCTATGAGAGTTGAAAGAACTGCTTCTAAAGTATACGATAGGTATGCTCATTGTTGCTCCATTATAGGTACTACATTGGGTAAGTGACTGATAGCATCACCAATCATTTTTATTTGCTTTGCTACAGTAATATCCTTATTGTCAACAACAGCATCACAAAGGTTAAGGCAACCTTCTATCTCTTTCTCACTAGAGTGAGTATCAGATTTTTCATATGGATCTCTAGTCAATCCTACTATAAATCCACCTGCTTCTTGAAGCTTGACAATCTCATTCTCAAACCTCACGTCGCAGACTAGTGCTACTTCAGGATTATCTTTCTTGATTTTTCTTAGTAAGCTTTTTATCCAGATGTCTGGATCAAGTGTCCTAAATATGTCTGTTCCGACATACTGTAAGACCTCTCTAGCTGTCATTTTCTTACTTTTAATATTATTTTTTGCATCTCTATAAGGTATATCTCCCCAATATAGATCTGTAGGAGAGTTCTTTTGCTCATCTGTTCCGTATGCTTGACCGTACTCTAAGCCAAGTATGTCTATACAGAGATCTTTTAGTGTGTCAGCAAGGCCATATATTTTAATAAATGATCCCAGACTGTCATCGAAAAGCTTTTTTACATTCAGATTCTTTTCACTGAATTCAAACCATTCT